TTCATAATACTCAAGAAGTTGTTCTAACTTTTTCGGATTGATGTTACCTGTTTTTAAAGCAGATTTAACGTCCTTCTTAGTTGTTGCAATCTCTTTAATGAGATATTTAGAATAGTCAGTTAACTGCTGCTTGGTAACGAATTCATTCTTGTTCATGTTGAATAGTTCGTTTATTTTTGACTCGTCGGACATTTCATATATCCTATAGTTAGTTTCCTTTGTAATTGGGCGACCAAGAGACTCATTGATAGAGTGCATTCTAGCAGAAGCAAAACCAGGATCAGCAACTATGTCATATGTAAACAATTTCTTTAGAGTTACTGTACCATCATTTTCTGTGATACCAGCCGCTCTAGAAGAAACGAATACAGGACATCCGTCATCGACTAATGTTCTTGCCTCTTTACCCCAATATGTATTAAGCAATTTGATCTGCCCGTCAACACGATTAGACTCCTTGATAAAAGAAGCCTTCTTGATAATGTGTGATGCACGTGATAATGAAGTATCAAATACATCTGGGTGATCGAATTCGCCATAAACAACTCCAAAATCAGATATACGTTGGTTCAATTCTTCTAAGCATGGTAAAAACTTATCTGCAGTATATATTCTTTCGTTACGGTTTTTTACACCGAACTCAGTAAATACACCACCCAATAAGTATTCCTTCTTAGAACCTGATCCAACAATATTCTCCACGAGTGGTTTAGTGTTGTTTTCTACGATTAAAATTGGTTTCATCGAGTTATGTTATTTTTTGTACCTCTATATATTGGACTTAATAAATCCCATTTTTTCTAGGGGGATTTTTTATAGATAGTCTTAAAACTTTATCTGGTGAGACATGTATAACATGTGATGACTTTAGAATTGGAAATAGTATCAAATGACTTAAACATAAGAAAGGCGGTGGTTTCATTCACACAGAGAAGGTGTATCACATCATATAGAGACATCGCTCTTGATTTCCTAATAGATGAAAATAATACTTCACTTGAAAAGATATTGGTAGAGTCATCTCCAGATAATCCTATAATTGGATGTACATATCAATCATCATTTAGAAATCAAGTCTCATTAAAAGATGTGTCTCACGTAATACAATCAATAAGAATAAGTGAAAATAATATATACGCTATGGTTAAAATACTAGATACACCATCTGGAAGAATGTTGAAGGAGTTAACATCAGATCAAATGGTACTTAAACCAGTATATCAAAGTGATGGACTTATTTCAACATTTGATATAGACTTTATAAATAATCAAGCAGCATGATACTTACTAGGGAAATAATAGTTAAAATAAATGAATCCAACTTCTCATATTATGAGGAGCTTGGATATGATGTTGCAATTGGTGAAGCATTGATAATACCAATAGAACTATTATCAGCTGGTAGTAGGTATAAGATTGATTGTAAATGTGATAAATGTGGAATTGTAAAGGAAGTTATATTTAGAAACTATGTTAAATATGATAATAGATGGGGAGAGTACTTCTGTAGAAAATGTTCTGAATATAAAAGAAAGAAAACTTTAATAGAAAACTATGGAGTTGAATATCCCATTCAGAATAAAGAAATAAAGAAAAGAATAAAAGAAACAATGATTGAAAAGTTTGGAGTTGATAACCCAACCAAGTCAAAGGAGATAATAGAAAGAAGAGAAATAAATAAAAAAAGTCCCAAATGATTGGGACTTTTTTATTAGAATTCAAATTCAGCGGCTCCAGGAGCTTCAGGAGGAGCACCACCTTCAGGAGCACCACCTTCAGGAGGAGCACCACCTTCAGGAGGAGTTGCTTCACCACCCATTTCACCACCTGGTATCTCACCACCTGGCATTTCACCCCCAGCTTCGCCACCTGGCATTTCACCACCTTCACCACCACCTTCACCACCACCTTCACCAGCGGCACCAGCACCGGATTTACTAGCCTTAACCCAGTATGCTTTGTTTTCCTCTTTCTCTTCAGGAGTCAGCTTCATAACCTTATCAATTAAATAATCAATGTGGAAGTAAGGTTGTCCCTCAGCTGATTGAATACCTAGTAGAGTTCCTAGAATACCCGCTCTTTTTTCCATATTACCCAGTTTCTTAAACTCTTCAAATAACTGATTAGAGTGGAACTGTATATCAATTTGATTAAGAAATACTTCATCATCCATAAGTTCAGGAAACTCGATACACATTTGAAGTTTTAGTGGTTTAACAATCAGTTCCTTGTAGTTAGCTCTTAATCTATTTACGAAGTTATTGAACTTAATCTCATCCTTTGTAAACTCATTTGCTTCAATAAACATATTACCACCACCATTGTCATGGTCAAAACGTTGTAGTGGTATTTTTGAAGCTCTTTTAAGTATCTTAAAGAAGTAACTTAACATTATATCCTCATTAAGATCGTGTCCTTGTGGAGATATAATTTCTAAGTTAGGTGTGCCCGCATCACCATCTGGGAACCACACTTGTTTATTATACGGTAGGTGTTTTTGACCATTGATTGTTACAGTACCCAATGTATCATCCCAAGTTATTTCCTCGGAATAATCAGCTATTAACTGACCAATTTGTTCTTCAGCACGTTGTCTTGGTAAACCCTTAATAGGTATAGTAAATTTTTGATAAAGAGTAGCGTTAATAATGTTAAACATTATTTTAGTTTGCTCAAGAATTTTTAATTGGTTATATGGTTTAATTAAACCTTCAACATAAGAAGTTTCGGTATAATCATTTTGAGTTGAATATGATATGAATATTATTTGGGAATCTAAAAATATTCTTCTAAGTTGTGGATCTTCAGGGAACTGTATCCATAAATTACCTATCGCTGGTTCATAAGCTGGAACTAGTGTATGAGGCATTAGCTTGTTGAAGTGTATGATGTTTTTCTTTTTATCATCCCAGACTATTTCCATTGCTATGTAACCATCAATTAGAAAGTCACGCATATAGTTATATGCGGTTATACTATCATTGAATCCATATCTATTATAAATCTTCTCAAAGAATTCTTGATACTTATCTTTTATATCTTGTGAGTAATCATTTGAAAGTGGTTTAGGAGAACAGAAGTCTTTCTCATCGGCATGCGTTATTGCTTCTTCAGCAACCGTTGATACGAAGTCCCTAATCTCATCCTTGATAGAATACTCTCTTAGTATTCTTCTTTTATCAGCATAAGATTTATCTAGATAAGGAACTGATTTTCTATTCAAAACAGATGCGACTGCCTTTTGAGAGAAGAAATCGTACATTGAATTATTCTTCTGTGAGTAAGGGTCTTCATTGATACCGACACCGACTGTGTTTCTCATGATCATATCATCATATTTCATTCCGAATGATGATAGATTTCTTAATATTTTAGAAAATAAACCTTTATTCTCCACAGCGGAAGACACAAGGTTTGTACTTTGATTTTGTTGATTTAAAGGGTTATATGAACCGGCCATATATTTTTTTGATTTTTTTTATATATAAAAGAGTGGAGTTTCTCTTAAAACGAGTACTATCCGTACTTTTCAACACTTCGTTGAATTCTTTGTATATGATCCTTTAAAACACTATAGTTTTCTAAAATCTCATCTGAAGCTTGGTAGAAATCTTTTATTAGAGATTTACTCATCTCTTGGTCTCTTTCACGTCTGGTCTTGATCTTAGCTGCCCATATTTCATATAATTTCTTGAAATCATATTTATTCTTGGGATGTCCAGAATATAAGAACCGAGGGACCACCTCCATATTTATCTTATGTACTAACTCAACTTGGGATAGATTATATTCAACTAAAGCATACTCGAATCCATATTTAAGAAGTTCCCTATATATACCTTCATATGTTACTGGTAATAATGAATCTCTTTCAAAATCTTCTTCTTTGATATAGCTATCAAATATAGATACTCTTACTTCAAGGGGAATGAAATTAAAATTTACACCCATGATAATAATCATATCTCCAAACTTTTTGAAATCAGCTGTGAATATTGGTGAGTATTTCATCCAGTTAGAATCATCTCTGTAATGTAAATGATAAAAACCACCAATCTGCATCTTACCAACTGGCATACTTGTTACTTCTTTATCTGACTTCTGAAACTTATTATAGAAATAAAGGGAGTTATTCTTATAGTTATCGACTATACCATTCCCATAAACCAGATTGCTTAATTTTACATGTTCTAATAGATCACCCATGAAGACGTGTTATTTATGAATATATATTAAAAAATAAATAACATATGTTAAACAGCGCACCAAAACAACCAGGTAAGTATAAACAAGGACTTTATATACCAAAGAATAAGGATAAGGTGATAAAACTAAATAGTCAGGGTGGATTATTTTACAGGTCCGGACTCGAACAGAAAATGATGGTTTATTTTGACAATAATGAGAATATAATCAATTGGGGGGCAGAACATCTTAGAATACCATACACAAAGACTGAATGGGTAAGTGAGTCTCAAGAATTTAAGACAACCGAACATACCTATTACCCAGACTTTTATTATGAGTTAAAAAGATCAAATGGAACGATATCAAAGGTAATAGCTGAAGTTAAGCCTAAGTCAGAGACAATGGAACCAAAGATACCAGCAACTCCAACATCAAAACAACTGAAAAACTTTGAGTATGCTCTTAAAATGTATAATAAGAACCTAAGTAAGTGGACTTACATGATTGAGTATTGTGAAAAGAAAGGATTTGAGTTTATTATTATTACGGAAGAGCTTTTAGGAAGATAAACCCTAATAAAAATATTGTTGATATAAGACTCAATATATCATATAAGTTTATTATAAGAGACTTTTTAGTTCCTAAAATTAGAAACTTGGATAATCCAAATGTGATAATAATCCAGAAGTATGGACTAAGATGGGTATATAACGCACCAATTATAATCCATATTAGATAACAAATTTTCACATAGTAAAAGGATAGGTACTTTATCGGTTTATTACTGTCAACCGGTTTAAAATAAAAGGTGGATCTGTTTGAGATTTGATAAATCTCAAACAGAATAAAAAATAAAGGAAGCCACCAAAATATACTAGTTAGATAACTCATCTTGTGATATAATATTTATTTCTTGTAACTTTCTACAGTTAGAAAGTGAAATCTGAGAAAGTCTCAAACTACCATTATCAATTTCATTGTATAAAGTTTCGCTTACTAATGCGGTTATTACACTACCACACGTTCTGTCATATTCATGGGGAACATTTTCAGGATCCCTATCTGAGTATATACTACTCACGTATTTATTATGATCCACCATTGTTACGTGTAGGGAGCAACCATCTGGTCTAACACCCCATCCTCTTTCTGACTCTTCCCAATATTGTAGAAATACTTTCTTCATACTTATATTATTTAATAAAACCTTTTTTGTTTCACAAATATAATGTAAAAATCTAAAATAACTATAAGTCAGATAAAAAGAAAGCAGAAACATCATAAATAAAAACCTCTCAATTGAGAGGTTTTATTTTTAGAGTGAGTGAAGACCCATTCCATCATTTGATGATTCAATACTGATTAACTTAATCAAGTGTTCGTTATCACCTTTTTTCTTATAAAGGTCGTTGAAACCTTTAGCTAGACCTCTTTTGAATACTTCGGTGAAGTAAGCAAATGCG